TGCTGCGTGGGCTGACCACGGGAGGCGCGATGAACATCCGTCTGGTGAGGGGGTAGGGCATGGCGAAGCGTGACACCCGGCCGCCCAAGGTCAAGTTTCAAGAGAACGAGCACCTGCAGGACTACTACCACGACGGCAAAGGCTGCTGGTACTCGGTGGCTAGGCTGCTGGACGACACGAAGGATCTGCCCGTGTTCGATATGCCGCTGGCGGGGATCGATCTCGACCATGTGATCTGGCGGGACTGCGACATGCTGGGCCTGGCCCGGCACGTGAAGCAGTGCATGGACGCCGACCTGGACTGCCCGATCCTGCTGGACTGGCACGGCTCCATCGCCGACGGCCGGCACCGCGTGCTCAAGGCCATCGCCCTGGGCAAGCGGACCATCAAGGCCAGGCGCATGACCTGGAAGCCGGACCCGTGCCGGCGCGAGGAGTGACCGATGGCCATCGACTACGCCGAGATCGCAGCGGGCGCGCTGGAGTCCATCGCCGAGGCAGGGCAGCCCGTCACGCTACACCGCAAGGGGCCGGCCGGGCCATTCGTGCCTGGCCAGCCCGTCACGCCCACTGTGCTCGACTACCCCGGCACTGGCGCGATGTTCGGCTACAAGCAGCGCGACATCGATGGCACGCTCATCAAGCACG